TGTGGCTTGACTGTTTTTAGTCACGAGCCTTTTGAAATTATCGAATAGTGATGCCATTAAAGTCTATATTTTTACAAAAATAATAATTAAATAACAAAGAAATCATTTCGCTTACTATATTGGCTATAAACTCCGTATCTAAGGCAGTCCATTTGGTGGTTTAGGCGGTCAACCGGCTTGTTTATAATTGTGCCATCTTTTAACTGTTCCCAATAGTATCCATTGTATTCCTTGAATATGTTTTTGGATTCTTGGCTTACGATGACATCGTATTCCTTGAGTAACGAAATACCGGCGGTGATTGACCCTTGACCTTTGATTGCCGGTTTGCATAATAAACCCGCCCTTCGGAGTTCCTCCCCGGACTTGGGTTCGGCACTATCATAAAACGTTAACACTTGATCATAACCATTTGCCTTGAAGTATTCAGCGATGTCACCGTTGGTCATACCGGTGTTGTACAAGATTTCGTGGACATACAATTTATCTGACTTGCGGAATATTATTGCCGCCGCCGATGGGTCGTTGCTAAATCCAAAATCCAATCCAATGACCGCCTCAGTATGCAAATCAAATTCCGGGAAATCTTTGTGGGGAATAAAGTTCCAATTGTTAAATATCTGCCGGGCGGAAAAGACTGCCTTTTGTCCTTCGCCAAACACCCTCCAATAATCCGGATCACGCTCACGCATCCTTTCAATCTCATAAACAAGATCATCGGACAAAAACATATTGTCTTTGTAGGTTGTAATCCAAGTATCACAATCCTCCCTTGGGATGATGTCATCATATATCCAATGCACCGGGTCGGATGGATTGAAGTCCATAATGATGTTGTCGGTGGTACGCATATTGATTTGGCGGAAGTCCTCAAGCAATAATTCGTTTGCCTCGTTCAACACGGCAATATTTCTTTTACGCCCACGGATTTTCTGCGGTTCATCTACCGATAAAAACTCAACAAGGTGTTTGCCATACCTAAAAGTGTTCTCGGCTTTATTGTGATTGCCATCGAAATACATCCCGGTCTGTTCTAATATCGAAATAAAGTCCCTTTGAATAGAGCCTTTTAATGCCGGTAATGTTTTTCTTATAAGGGAAATGGTCAATGGCTCTTTTGCAGTCGTTAGAATGTAAGCCACATATTGACAGATGGCGTAGGTCTTGCCACTTCGTGTCCCCCCTTGTAGGACTTTGAATCTTTTATCTGAATTTATTAAATCGTAGAATTGGCGATTGCACTTTTGTTCTACGACTCCGATTCCCTTTTTGCCGGTTTCCATTCAATTAGTGTTGACTTGATTCCGCCATCGTGTTTTATCTCTTGCCTTGTTCCATTGAGTCGGTGTGCCTCGTGTTCCTCTGAAATCATTTTCATCGCCGCAATTTGTAGTGATGGAGTTTCCGAATCAATCCAATTTGAAAGCATTTTAGTTTTTTTAGAAACACGCATTTCCTCAACCGCCTTTTTTATGGCGTTAGATTCGTTAAGTTTCAAGTCGTAAAAAGTAGGTTTTGAACAAGGTAAAAAAGCAATTATATGTTCCAAAAACATTAGTTTGTGTTCTTCGATAGCAATCAAAGCCTTTTTTTCAAGTTCTTTTTTATCGTATGCCATTATTTGTCAATGTACCAATTAATATTAAATCCAAATATTCCAATGAACACTTGGATGGTGTGTTTGAAATCTTTTTCCTCGTTTATATCTAAAAGGTCATCGTTTGAATAATTAAAACCAACCGTGAAACCGTAGAGGGGAAAAAATTCAACTTCAAACATCTTTAAATTTTTTGTAAAGGTAAATATAAAATTCTTTCCACTTGGTGTCATATTCTTTTTTGGAATATGTTTTGCCGGATGTTTTGGGTTGTCCGTTTATCTCATAAACCAAAATATATTCCTTTCCTTGGGGTTTTGGATAGCATCTGATGGAATTGTTTTCGCACCAACGAAACGCATCAAAATATTCGTTTAGATTCATTAAAAAGGTATTGTATCTTTTACGACTGTGATTCTGTTTTTCTTTTCATCGATAGGTTTATACACCCCACCATTTTTAAAGTCCGGTGCCACGGTGAAATATCCTTGTTTTCCGTTTTCTTTTCTTTTTACTTTTTGGATATGTACTTGAACCGAATCGGATTCATACATTGTTCGTTCGCCGATTGACCGGTAAACAGTAAGACAATTATAAGACTTATTGAAAAAGTCAGATGACCCGGATATATCATAGGGAGTTGGTATTTTAAAAACGCCATTATCGGATTCCATTTTCCTTGGGTGTGCAACCAAAAAAAGATGGGTGTTTGTCTGTTGTACGAATTGGGTTATCTCAGAAAGTACCCTCCCGATATAAGAATGGTCTTTTTGTGCCGAATGGTCAAGCATATTCCAAGGGTCTATTGTTAGAACGTTTACACCTTTTTGAAATACGAGTTCCCGGAATTTATCAAGTATTGATTTTAGAGTTAGATTTTCAAGGTCTATTTTCACAAAGTAAAAATGCTCTTCAATAAAGTTTTTTGTACGATTCAGATCATCAGTTGTGCAATGTTTTTCGTTTAGCTTATTTGCCAATCGTTTTATATGGCTTTCATAGGGAAAAGATTCCGGGGAAAAGTATGCCGTTCTAAATCCATATTTAAGTGCAAGATTGCAAGATATTTGATCGACAAAATCTGACTTTCCTGAATTGGGTATGCCGGTAATGGTTGACCACTCCCCAAAAGCCATTTTAAACCACTCATCAGAGTCCGCAAGTTGAATTGAATAGTTGACTATCCCTTTTTCATTATAGTTGATTACATCTTGCCAAATGTCGTTGATGTTAATCACCCCCTCAAGTGGGAATGACTTGGTTTCTTTTAATATTGACCGAAGTATTTCCGATCCTTTTTCGGTGAGTACCTCATTGGCATCTTTGTACTCTCCAAAATCAACATATTTACAACGGAATTTTCCGAATCGCCGAGCGAGTTCATTTCTTAAAGACAACCCGGCATCATCGTTGTCGGTGCATAAAACTATTTCCTTTTTGTCAGTAAAGTATTCAAAACAGTTGTCGAGATATTCAAGGCGTTGATTTCCTTTTGATGCACCATTTGGAACACTACAAACGGAATAAATCCCCGATTCCGATAATGACAATGCATCCATTTCACCTTCGACAATGTAAATGGTATCCATTTCTTTGATGTTGTCAATGCCGTAAAATATCAGTTCGGCACCGCTTACCATTTTAAAATTCTTCTCCCCATCCCGGAATTTGGTGTTTATTAGTTCGCCATTTCGGTAATAATTGAAATTTATTGCTTTTCTTCTTTTATCTACTTGGGGAAAGTATTCAGTCGATTCGCCAATTTTCCAATGGGATAGTGTAGCGGTGGAAATACCTCTTTTGTTAAACCACCCAATTGTTCGGTCAGATAGTTCAATTTTAGTTTCAACCGGTTTTATATATTCCTTTTTAGGTTTGAATTTTACATTGCCCGACCAATTACAATGGTGGCAATTATAAACCCCCTTTTCAATATTTACCGACAAACAAGGGTCGGATTTATTTTTTCTTTTGTGAGAACATTTTGGACATTTTGTTTTTTGTATGTTGGCGTTGGATTTAAGTTCAATGCCAAGACTTAGAAATTCATCAATCATTTAATTTAAGTTTTAATAAGTTTAGTTGGTGGTGAAAATTAATAATTTCTTTTCGGATTTTTATATCTGAATGGGGGAAATCTTTTGATGTTTGTTTGTTCATTCTTATCCGTTCAATTTTTCCCATTTCAAATATGTCATCAACCTTAAAAAGAAACCCATCATTTTTAACTACAATCAAAAGGTAAATTCTCAAGGGGTCTTTTGTTTTGTGTTTTAGTTTTCTAAGGTTGTCGATTTTTTGTTTTTCGATAAACCATCGATCCCACATTTCAGATCGTTCTTTGATTTCAATTAATGTTTTTACGTTGTTTGTATATCCATATAAATCAAAAGGCGAATACTGATCCTCTGACAATTTAAAATCGCCATATTTTGAAAGGGCATCCAAGCACCTTTTTTCGGTTTGTTTTGTTTTGTTTTTATCGTAATGCATCAAATTCCCTTCCTCCAAGTTTTTGAATTAATTGTTCTAATTTTGGGAGTTTACCCTCTTTTGATTTTCTGAGTTCCGGAATGCTTAAAACATTCTTTTGCCAAAATGAATCATTCCTTGCCTTGTTTACAATCCACCAAAGTTGCCGTGGGTTGCAATTATCTTTTTGATCTGCCAATCGAATTGTGTCCAACCATTTAGTTTTTTGTGCCGTTGTTTTTGGTCTTGTTCTCTCAGGAAACAATTTAATTATGGCATCATAACATTTAATATAGTTGTCCGCATAATCAGACACTTTTTTGCTTGTTTTTGATTTGCGGTTATTAATATTTATATTATTATTACTATTTACTATACTATTATATAGGACATTTTTGTCTATACCCTCCCGACAATTTTGTCGTGACCTCCCGACAATTTTGACTATACGTTCAATGACTTTATTATCGGAATCTCTTTTGATGTTTACTGTTATATAATTGCAATCTTTTAATTCAGTAATCCACCTTGTAATTGTTCTTTTATCTACTTTATAGAGTTTTGAAAAATAATCATTCAACGCCCAACATTTACCATTCTTACCTGAAAGGGCAGTTATCTCACCATAAAGTAATTTGGCATTTGGGGTCAATCTCTCATCATACCGAACATCTGCCGGGATGATTGCATAATAGTTTGGTTTCATTTTAGTTCTCGGTTAAATCTTTAATTTGATTGCAAAATCCTCGAAGGTCAACAAAAATATCTCGAAATTGTTTTAATGTAATTTTACGGTCATCGAATAGTTCAAAGAGTATTTCCAAAAACAATTCAAATTCTGCCTCAGTCATTCTGCCAACATAATCATACCGGATGGAAATATCATCCATTGATGTATTGGTTCGCCAAACTCGTTGGTCAATCTCGTTCCAAAAAACGTTTTTAAATTCGTGAAAACTCATTTACTAAACATTAAAATTAAAACTCCAATGCTCATAATTAAAGCATAAACTCCACTAATATATTCAAATGATTCCAAAATATTCATCAATTATTTGTTTACATTCATCAAAATCGTAAGAAACGACAGTTTTCCAATTCTTATTTTCAAGCGTTTTAAGACACTTTTGTTGGTTTTCGGTAGGTTTGTTTGGTTTGATCTTTAATTCGATTGCTAAGCCGTTATAATCGCCCTTAGAATCAAAACAAAGAATATCCGGGACACCGGCAACCCCTCCGAGTTTTTTAAATTTGAATCTTTCAAATGGTGTTCGTTTGCCCTCATTTGGACAATGGATCACAAATGCATACGGATATTGCATCTTGAAATACTGCATTACGGCGTTTTGAAATTGATCCTCTTTTGTGAGATACTTGTTAAAATTATTCGGCATAATATTTTTTTCTATTGATTCAAAATTTTCTTTTAGAAATGGGTCTTGATTGTACTCAAAAATGTTTTCAATTGTTTTTATGCCGTGCATAACGGTTGCGTGATTTACTTTTACTTTTTCGCCAATAGCACTATATGAGATAGGGCGAACGTGATCCCTTGACAATTTATAATAAATTGACCGGGCATCAATGAATTGCCTCAATCTTGTTTTTCTTGCGATATCAAATCCAAAATAGTAATCGACTTCTTTTTTAATAATTTCGGTTGTAAGTGTTTCCATATTTATAAAATTAAAGAACCATCCTTTGCCATTTCACTCGTTCCATATCCATTTGCGATTCCGGTCTGTAAATATTCATTCCATTGTTCCAATGCGTTTTGGTATGCCAAACGACCCTTGTCGATCATCTCATCGCTGAGTCCATAAACTACCACCGAAAACGGATGCTTGGTTTCTATTGCAATAAAACGAAATCTCTTGGGATCGAATCCTAATGCATCGGAATAAAATGCCGCTTGTAGGTGATACCTATAATTGTAAATGTCCCTTAAAAACGCTCTTGGCGAATTATCCTGACAAGTTTTAATGTCGCTAATCCAACCATTCCCTTTTACATCCGGGCGAACACGAACCGGAACACCATTGTGCATTCCATAATGGGACAATTCAATATCCCCCTTTGTGTAAAATATAGCCAAATCATTGTCCATAAATTGCCTTTTGATGTTCAGTATGATATTCCCCGGTTGTTCCTTGTCATTGCTAATATATAAAAGTTCCTTCCCCTTGTGATCTTCTTGTTGCTCTTTTCTCTTTTTCATATACCCTTCCCCTCTTGGTATATAATCAACAATGGCATATTTCTTATCAAATTCCTTTGGCTCAAGTATTGCCTCGTGTACTGCCGTACCAAGTGCCAATGAATCACTTGAAAAAGGTCTTTGATTTAGAAAATGATAAACCGACTTCTTGTGAATCGTTTTCAAACCGGATGCGGATATTTCCGGGCGTGAATGATAATTTTCGTTTGAATCCTTTTTAATTTTCATTTGTTTGATTGTAATACAATAATTTTGGTTTGTAGTTTTGCGTTCTCCGTTTTCCAATAGTCCACCCGGCATTCCAAGTTTTCTATTTTTTCATTCTTATCCTTGATTATATTTTCAAGAAATTTGATACGTTCTTGCATAAATGTAATGTCCGATTCGGGGGTTTCATCAACTATAAAATGCATCATAATAAAATAAAAAGCACCCCCTAAGGGGTGCGGTTATTGTTTAGAATGGTAAATCGTTTTCCTCTTTTACCACTTGGGTTTTTGTTTCCCCACCCTTGTAGGTGTCCAATTGAAAGTAAAGACCTTTGTCCCCTACCTTGATATCAAATGCCAATTGCTTTTGACCATTGTAGTCCTTGAAATACTCAGATTGAGTTTTTGCCCACTCGACAAATTCGTTCAAGGTAATTATCATTTTACCTTTTACAAAATCCGGTGCGTTTTCCCTTGGGGGAAATGTGATTAAACCTTTTGGGTAAATCTTCTCGTTGCTCATAATTAAAAAATATTAGTGTTAGAATTAAAATTTGATTTTGGTGTTTGGGGTTTTCTGTTTGATGCGGAGTTGCCATCATCATCATCAGATTGAAGTGCCAATAATGATGCTAAGGTGTAACGCCTAAAATATGTTATTTCAGACCCTTTCTTTTGGGCATCTAATCCTTGGGATAGTGGAATGGCTGAAACCTCCTCCTCGCCGGTTTCTGTGCATCTGAGAATGGTTTGAACCTCATTCTCAATGATGGGTTGTAATATGACAACCTTGTTCTTTTGAAGTATCGGCAAAGTGTGTTCCAACAATTGATTGATGTCATAATACTTTGATTTGAAAAAAGGATTGTTTGCACCCTTTGTGATTTTACCAATTTCCTTTTGAATTTGGAATAGTTTGGTTGAAATGGATTTGTTTTCACTCATCATAAGTTTAGTGGTTTTAAATTAAAGTTTAATTTTTTGAGTTTGTTTAGGTCATCAACGGTAAACCTTCCCGGTTCTTTTATCTTGGAATTTAGCGTTGGCAATGTAATGTCAAGACATTCCAAAACATCCAATTTGCGGATATGCAAACGCTTTATTTCGTTGATAAAATGGATTTCAAATTCGTTCATATTTTTTAAATAAAATTAAATTTCCAAGTAATTGTTTTTTGCTTGAATAAAGTTTCCAATACTTCAATTTGCTCATCTTCTTTCAAACCTGAAAAACCTACGATATCCGGATAAGATTGCCTTGAAACATCTGCTGAAATCATTTCCATATCTTCGTGTAAATTATATGCCAATTCTTTTGGAGTCATTGTTTCTTCAGTTGGATAAAAATGTTGTGACAATATCTCATCAATATCCTCTCGTGATTGATAAGTTCTGACATCATCTTCGCCATCAATAAACACTTCAAAAGATATTGCATCTTTTGGGTCAGACACCCCTTTTCGATGTCCAAATTTGGAGTCACTATAAAGACCTTCCCCTGCAATAACAGATATTCTTTTGCCCTCATCGTTTAAAACTTGAGCCATTATGCCATTTGTGGCGGGGTGGTCGATAAAACTTAAATTTTTAAATCTCATAATAATTGTTTTAATATACTGCAATATATAATTTATTTTATAAACTAAAAAATATTTTATAAAATAATTTAAAAAAAGTTTAAAAAACCCCCTACGATTCAAGCGAACCAATAGGGGGAAGGAAACAAAAGGGGACTTTTTATTCGTATTTAATCTGAAAGTCTGCACTCACATCATCATCTTGATTTGGGATATGGCACACTATTTTGTATTCGTTTTTTTTAAGTGAATAAGACATTGAATCAATAATTGATGAAACCGGTTCTTGATTCGTTTGAAAGTTCATCCACAATTTATTATGCAATGAAATCGGGATTGGTTCGGGGTTGGTGTTAAAAAACGTTCCCTCGAATCTTTTGACATATTCACGATAGTCATTTATCATTTCTTGGGTGATAAGTTGGTCAATAGGTTTGACCGCATTTGGACTGATTCTTGTCACATAATCGCCTAAAATCCGACCATCGTGTTTTGAATTTTTAAGTGCGTTTGATAGTATATTATCCTTTGATTGGTAGAAGTTAGAAATCACACTTGTTGTCCTTGACTTGTTTTCCATTATCGCCGTTGACCTTGTTTGAACCGCCTCAGATATTTTAAGGTTGTCTATATAAAGTCGATTAAAATCGGCAGTCGTTCCGGTAACGATTGGTTGTCCTAATCTAAAGTCAACGTACAATTTTTCGGTATATTGACCAATAGTTGTAGCATCTACCTCACCCGCCTTATATGGTGGTATATTAATGGTAAATTTCTGCCATTGGTTATTAGTTTGTACACTTGTGTAATTCCTTTCAGGATATGAATTATTAACGTAAGTATTTTCAACAAATTCGTTTGACTGTGCATTGTATTCAACATCATAACCGGTACCGGAATAGAAAAAACGATATGTTAATTCAAATCTAAATTCAATTTCAACATCATCAGAATCGGTATCTGCAAAATATTCAAATTCAAGTTTTACCGGCATTTTTTGATTTACTTGTGGCAAAGCCTCGATTTCAGATTGATTCAAAGTTGTTGCTTGTAAAGTTGTGCCAATTAATCCAACACTTGTTGTCCTTGATGCATTTGTGGTTGTAGTGTCTAAATAAACATTTTTGCTCAATGGAAAAGTTTTTGGATTACTTCCCGATGATGGTGATACAAAATTACAAGTTCCTACATCCCACCGATATGATGCCGTTGATGTCGAATACATAAAATGACTGTTCGGATGAACATCCTCAAAAGCATCTATTTCAGTAATATATTCCGCCTTTTTTATAGGTGGTAAATACTCAACAGTCATATCATTGCCAATTGGAATGACCTCATCCGGGGCGGTTAATAAAACATCTTCAACTAATGTTTCTAAATAAACCCCATCCTTGTCAAATCTTTTAAATTGGATAAATTCCTGACCGGAGTTTGTTAATAAATCTAATTGTGCGTTTCTAATTGTTCCCATTATTCACTTGCGAATTGATAGCGTTCAACAACATAGTCATTTTCGATTCTGACCGTAATGATATAATTTTGCCCAAAATTACTTATGACATCTTTTAAATCTTGTGGGTAATCATTCCTTGATGATATTTGTGGCATTGTACTAAAGTTAACACCTAAAGCGGATGCATATCCTTCTTTGTACTGATTAAAATAATGTACATTATTAACAAAAGGTACTTCATAAAAAGAATAATACCCATTAGGCAAACTAAAGACCGCATTATCAAAGTCGGGAGTTCTTCCAAATTTAAATAAATTTGATGGAGGTGTTGGATCAATTGTGTTGTTTGCTTCCTTATAACCATAAGCGAATGGACTTAAACTTCCGGGGATCAAATACCAAACCATTTTTGTCCCCACTTGCCCCCATCTCCAAGAATTAGCATCCGAACCATTTGATTGTCCGGCACCAACTGAGATTCCAAAATTAAACATATTGAACCCTCTTGTCTTGTTAAAATTTTCTACTGAAGAAATTTGATCAAGGATATATGATTCGTGAGTTCTTGGGAAATATAATGCAATCCCTTTCGCTCTTGATAGTGATTCAGTTATTGTATCACCATAATAAACATTAGTATAAGGTCGGACATTATACGGAGGAATCACATAAACTCCCGGAGTAACTGATTCTTCGGGGGCGGCGTTTACTGTTATTATTACATAAGCGGCATTGGATGTATTTGTACCGTTATTTGCCGTGAAATAAAATTCATCACGCCCGGTATAATCTGTTGTAGGTGTATAAGTGACCGTTGAACCGCTTAAACTTGTTGAACCATTGTCAACATCATCTGTGATTGAAAAAGTCAAAGACAACCCATCCGCATCAAATCCGTCGAGTTCAATTGTTGCCGGTATGTTTTCGGTAGTGGTAATGTGGATATTTTCAACAATAGGCGTTGATACTGTTGTCGCTTGTGATTCGTAAATCCTATTGTCAAGCAAATTGGAGTTGCTCATAATATACCAACGCCCTTGACTTTGGAATATTCTTGAGTTGACTGATCTTAAAATTTTGACCAATAAATCCTTGGCATTTAAGTTTAGATTTGAATTTGTCAAAACACCATATTCAAAAAGTTCAATATCGTTTAATATTGTTTTATCATCTGAATCCAAAAACCCTTGACCCCTTATTGAATTGGCAACGAATATGTCAAAATCAAGTCCGGTGTTTTGTAGTATTTTATAAACATAGTAAAAAGCCTCATCAAAGTTCGATTGGAATGTTTGACTTGGCGATGACCCATCCAATACAATATTGGAGTTTGGTGCATCATAACCATCCAAAAGACCGAGTCCATCGGATGCCACTAATTTAATCGGAAACGGTGTTGTGGTGAATGCCTCTTGATATCGATCAACTACAATAAACCCTTCCCAATAAAATTCAAATCCTTGACCGGATGGATCATCCCAATCAACGGCGGATGTTTGCCATTGGTCAGTGATTGAATCCCAAAGTGGTGATCCACTAATATCCCCGGTTGAAATTTGAACCTTGTATTCTCGTTCATCGGCATTGTACCAATCATCATAATTTGTTCCGGATGTTCCGGTTGTTTCATTCCATTGGACTTCGCTTAAATTCCAATTTTCATCAAGTTCATCCCAACTTGTACCCCCGGTTGATTCGGTCACAAAAAGATTTATTTCACAAGTCGAACCAATTATTGGATTATAAAAATCATCATTGTTATCCCATTTAATTACCACCGGGTTGTCTGTTCCAATAAGCGGAAAAACTGCCCCGGAATAGTTTTTTTGTAGAATTGAAAGTTTCCGAGGATTATTGTAAACATCGGAAAACAACAAAGAAAACTTCTCGCCGTATGCCATTATAAAATTCTTGTTCTGTTCCTATCGGCTCTCTGTAATGCCAAGACCAAATCTTGACCCTCTAACTTAAAGCCTCCGGTGATATTTACATTTGTTTGACCTCCGCCAATCATTGATTTTAATTTGTCAAGTGGGGCAATCACCTCCGGATTTGACCTTGCGCCGGGATATTCACCCATCAGTCCAAGAGTTGGCGATGATACAATTCCGCCGTTTGCGAATGCCGTAACGCCTCCGGAGCCAATTTTGTTGGCTCTATTTGAAACAAACGCACCCAACGCCACTAAGGCAATACCCGCCGCAATAGCAACCGCAGGATTTAGGGATTTTAATGCGGTTTTAATTCCTTTTATTCCAATACCTACCGCTATCGCCATTTTACCCAATTGAGTTGCCATCGTACCGATTGTCGACAATAAACTTATTGCGAAATTTTTTCCTGAATCATTGATTCCTGAAAAAGTTTGACCAATAGATTCACCCATACCAACTAAAACATCCGTAAATCCGGTGTTTATTATATCTGATGCGGTGTCATTTATACCTTTTATAAATTCCTTTCTTTTTTTGTCAATTTCCTCAAATTTTTTAATTGAAGATTCAATCCCTTTATTTAATGATGAAAATGTTGTCTTTGCTTTTGAGTCTGTTGCAACATCAAAAGAAAAATTCATTCCGTTTCCGAAAATATTGTTTAAATCTTTTATAGGTTTTACTGCTGCCGATGCCGCCCCTTTAGTTTTAAAAAACTTTTTTGTTAATTGCTCTAATTTACCTAAAAGAACATCAATTGTTGGCGGCAAATCATTCGTTTCTTTTCTAAGTTCTGCGAATTTTTTTATTAAGTCTTGTTGTTCCTTTGCGTTTTCCCTTATTTTATCGGCTTGTTCATCATACTTTTCATTTATACTGTCCAAATCAGATGAAAATCTCTTGGTGATTAGTTCCTTCATTATGGCACCTAATCGACCTAAATTATTCATTAATAATTTTACTTTCTCAATTGATTTACTTATTGCCAATTGAAAAACCATTTTAAGAGTCAATGTAAAATCATTAACTACATTTGAAATTTCATTAAATTTTAAAACCAATAAACCAAGTGCCGCAACCACTAACCCAACGGGCGAAAGTATTGCACCGATAACCGTTACAAAAGAGCCAATTACAATTAATAAAGGTGGCAAAGCGGCGGCAAGACCGGCAAAAACAAATCCCATTTGAACAATCTCAGGATTAAGGTTTTTCAATGACTTTATTAAATTATTTGCCCTGACTACTATTTTGGTGAAAAATGGCAAAATTAACTCTCCGAATTGGCTTCCAAGTTCTTTCAACCCTTGACTAAACATTCTCATTTGGTTAGCCGCACCACCGGAAGTCCTCGAAAAATCACCTTGAGAGTTTGCCGTTTTAGCAATTATATATTCATAACGCAAAGCAACCTTTTCGGCTTGATTCATCTTCTTAATGCTCTTTGTCATTCCTTTGTCAATAGCGAATTGTTGCAAATTCACCTCAGTCATAACAATTCCAAGTCTTTTCAAGGATTCAGTTTCACCGGTAAACACTCCGGCTAATGCCGTAGTGACTTCTTCAATGTTTATGTTTTTAAAAGATGCCAAGTCCCCGGCAAGTCCGGTCAAAGAAATAGACATTTTAGCCGCCTCGGCGGTTGACAATCCCATTGATGTGGACATATCTCCAAAAAGTGCCGCCATATCTAACGCCTGACCTCTTGCAATACCAAAACTTTGTAAAGTAGTTTTTGCAAAATCCCTGACCTCTTGTGAAGAACCTTTGAAAGCAACATCAAC